GCTAATTAAAAGTATTTATTTACAAAAATGCACAGTTCACGATAAGCTAAGAACTGTGCATTTCTTTTTTGTTCAATATTACGTTTTCTCAATTTTTCAAACAAGAAGTTATCAGTGATTATCTTTTAGAAAACAGCCAACTACAGCGACGCCAAATCCAAGAACACCTAGGACATATCCCCAAAAATTATTTGTTGTCACAGCAATTCCTAAAAGTATTATTGCAATCCCAAATAACTCAATCTTAATTCCTTTCATCGCAAATATCTTCGTTACAAACTACGATTTATCATTCTTATATTTTTTATAATAACCTTATAGCATATACATTTCAACAATAAATTTCACCCAAACACTTCCTTCAATCTTTTTATATCCGGCTTTTTCTGCGTCATCAAATAAGCATTTTTCAGATATTTTTGTCCTTTTTCTGTCTGCTCACAGTTGAAGATAAAGGAATCCCTGCGGTACATCAGCCATTCATCAAGGGAAAGCGCTTTTACCTTTGTAATGGGCATATTGCAGTAATCTGCAATCATTTTGTTGCTGTAGCTGTAAATCTCCCAATGAAAGGCCCCATTATCTTTTATGGGATAATAGGGCAGCATTAGTTTGGGTCTTTTTGAATGGAAAGTACAAAGTCCATATATTCATTGGCAATGAAGTCTTGGATTTCCTCTACATCATAGCTTAAAACATCATTTCGGCTGATTTTAAAGCCGTTTTTATTTTGGTTTAAAAGCTGCTGAAATACGGAATAAATATTTTTCACAGCCTCGGTTTCTTCCGCCGCCTGCATCTCGGAGATGGCCTCCAACACATATCCGTTTGGTGGGAGGAGAACAATAACCTTTCCGTTTTTCAGCTTTACAGGCAGTGTTTTTTGCTTTGGTTTTGTAAAATCATACATGGCAATTCTCCTTTATTCTTCTGTCACTTCTGCACCGACACCCCAGTTGATTAAAAGCTTATGACCTTTGCCGTCAAGCTTTTCCGTTGCCTTAAAATCAAGGTCGCAGACAGTCATACTGTCTTTCTTTCGCTCAAGGGTAAAACCGCCTTCCAACTGACCGATAATCATAGCAGACATACTGCCGTCTGCCGCAGCAAAGACAACAGCATAGTATTTATCCTTAAAATTCTTAATGCCGCCGATATAAATGTTTGAACTTTTATCGGCATTGTCTGTAGTAATCTCCGAGTTGGGTGCCATAATGCCGAAGGTGTCGGGCATAAATGTACCGATACTGCCTTTAATGCCGATGTCCTCACCGGACAAAATCTTTCTTGTAATTTCCTCCATATCGTCCTTATAGGTATCAATGGCAGGTGTATAGTAAATAGACGCACCGCCGGAGAGATAGCCTTTTCGGTTTTCTTCTACGGCAATCTCCGATATTTTGGGAATGGCACTGCCTTTTTCATACTCCTTGATATACATATATCCGGAGCCGATGGCAATGTCCTCCGTCTGCTTTTGTGCTGTTTCGGGAATTTTCATTTTTTCACGCTCCAATCTTTTTATAAATGCTGATAGTATAGTAGGTTACATACAAACCTGTGTCATCAAGCCATACCGTTTCCGAGGAAAAAGGAATGCCTGCCTCATTCAGCAGACCTTCCAAACTCTGCTCGACTTGGATATCCTTCTTTGGTGCATAAAGTTCTATGCTGTAATCATAGCGGTACAGGTTGTTTTTGTTATCACAGCCTTCCGCTTTTTTGTTGCTGAGAAAACAGAGAAAGGGTGGTTTTTGATTATCAGGGAAATGACTATAAGCAACAGGAAGTCCCGTTTTATCTAAAAATGATTTCATTTCTTTTTCATCCATTTTGCAAAACCTCCCTAATTCGCCGTTCCACAGTTTCCTTTGCTTTTTCCTCATTTGGCTTAATATGCGGATAAGCGGCGGTTCTTCCGCCTTTTGTATGCACCTGCTTTTGTTTTCCTTTTGTTGTGCCGACAAAATTTTGATGTCCTTTTTCCAGAAGGTGTGTCAAGTATCCTTGCGTATTATAAACCTCGTACTGCACATAACCGTTTATTTCTGTTTTCTTTATTTTCCAACTTTTTGCATACTTTTTTCGTTTGCCCTTTGGACTGTCTCTTTTCAGATTTTCTTTGAGAATTTCGCTTTCTTCCTTACAGACCTCGGCAATTTTCTCAGATGCTTCTTCGGTATATTGCTTGATACAGTTTAATATTTCATTCGTCATTTCCTGTACCGATACTTTCATATTTTTCTGATTCTCCTTTTATCAGAATCGTTTTTCCGCCGTAATCCGCAAAATTCACCGCTACAATATTATAAAATTTTCCACGAAACACAACTCGGTACTCCACGGAAGAAAGTTCCGCAAGTTTCTTGCAAAAACGGACAGTAAAAGATACCGTCTGCTGTTCTTCCGTATCGCCTTTCTGTCGTTCCTTTCCTCCTGTAGTCTTAATAGACGCAAAGCAGGAATAAAAATCCTGCCACTGCTGAATAACATTTCCAACCTCATCTGTTTTTGAAACGGCTTTTTGAATTTGGATCCGCTGATTCAAATTTGCAATTTCCATCAGAACATGCTCCTTCTCACACCTTCAAGAAGTGAGCGAAGGGAAATCGTAAGCTGATGATGGTCTGCATCTTCTCTGTGTTCATACAAATAAGCTACTGCATACATCACAGCTATCTTGGATGACGGAATTGCCCCTAACTCATCCACCGATAATCTTGCTATATCTGCACAAAGGTTCTGTCCAGTTATAATGAAGTTTTCAATTAAGGCATCATCGTCATCAAAATCTACACGAAGATAACCCTTCATCTCATCAAGGCTTACAATCATATCACTCACCACCTCTTAAAAGAATGTGACACCCTATGACCGACATTTCCTATATCTATATATAGGCTAAATTTTTTATCCCTATAGAAAAGGATAGTAAACAGCCGTCATAGAGTGTCACTATTTATTGCTTTTAGGCTTTACTGCCAGAAGCTGTATCTTCTTTAAGCTTAAGGATCTGAACTGCTTCGGGAAGGACAAGTTTACCGTCAACTCTTTCTTTAGCCAAGAAACCGACCATGCCGTTGCCTGCAAAAAGTTCACGCAGTTCTGCAAAAGAACGAGAACCACGATCACCGATGTTGTAGTAACTATAGTCACCGAATGCAATCGCATTTGTAGGTGCGAAAGCAGAAGTGTGAACAGCATAGCCAAGAACTCTGTCAGGTTCCCCTTCCTTGTATGAAGGCTGCCAGATATATGCTCCGTTGTTGTCCTTCAGCTTTCTAAGAGAAGCAAGTGTAGCATCATTCATGATGAAAGATGCGTTTTTGCGATAAGGTCTCTTAAGTCCATACACAAGGTCGATAAGGTCATCGGACTTGATAGCTGATGTAAGAGTTCCTATAATCTGTCCGCCGCCTGCTTTAGCAAAGATGCCGGTAGGCTTTCCCTTCCCATCACCGTTAAGGAAAGCATCCTCTTCTGCATTTGCAAGTGCCTTGCCAAACTGTGTAATGATGTAATTTTCAAGACCGAAGGCATTGTCATAAAGCAACTCTTCAGTAACCTTGATTGCTACATGAAGCTTGTAGGCATCAAGATAGATCTGGTCGAATGTTGCATCACCAAAAGATAATGCTCCACCTTCCTCAATCCATGCTGCCGCAGGCTTGGTAGCTGCGATGTTGATTTTGTGCTGACCTGCAGTAGTAATCTTTGTAGCAAGGCTACGCATGATGTTCTCACCATCAAGCACATCAATAAGTCTGCGGTCATACTCTTCCGGCACAAGGTAACCACCATCGGCATCTACACCTTCCTGAAGTACATTGCTTACATTACGGAAATTAGAACGCATTGCAGAAAGCATCGCATCCTTATAAGCATCGGAAGCACACCCCTTCTTTACTTCCTTGGCATCACCCATAAAAGGCTTACCTGTGATTGGAGAATTAACAGGCTTTGCAAGTTCTGCCTCTCTGCGTTCTGCTCTCTGCTGACGATCGATAGCAGCTGTCAAATCCTCGATTTCCTTCTCCATCTTGTTGTAGGCTTTGGTATCCTCATCGGAAAGCACACCATTTTTATCTTCGTGAGTTTCCACAAAGTTCTTTGCAGTTTCCCACACTTTTGCTCTTTTTTCGATTAAATCCTTAATAGACATAATAGAATTCCTCCTTAAATGAATTTCTTGATAAAGTCCAGACGCTCCTTAATATCTTTTGCAGAAGTGCCTTTGTTTGTAGGTACAGAAATCTCTGCCTGTTTTGTTACGGTTTCTTTAGACTGGACATAGTGTTTTTCCAGCTTGTTCATAAGAGCGTTGTTTACTGCCTTGCGTGAAAAAAGCATCGAGTCAGTTGGTTTCTTTTCCTTCTCCTCCTCGGTGCTTTCTTCTTTATTCTCTTCATCGGAATCTGTATTCGGTTTTGTTTCTGCTCTTGTAATGGTGTCATCAGCAAAGCCAAGTTCAATGGCCTTGTTTGCATCCATCCATGTTTCGGCATCCATCAAGTGACTAAGCTTTGACCTTGAAAGACCAGTCTTAATCACATAGGCATTGATGATGGACTCTTTCACTTCCGCAAGCATATCGATTGCTTTTTGCATTTCTGCATGGTCACCAAATGCTACGGTTGCAGGATTATGAATCATCATCATTGAAACAGGGGACATAAGCACCGTGTTTCCTGCCATTGCAATGACCGATGCCGCTGATGCTGCAATACCATCGATCTTCACGGTGACATTGCCCTTGTACTGTGTAAGCATATTGTAGATTTGTGCCGCAGCCACACAGTCACCACCCGGAGAGTTGATCCATACTGTAATATCTCCACTTCCGGCATTTAACTCATCCTTGAATAACTGCGGTGTGACATCATCATCAAACCAGCTCTCTTCGGCAATTGTGCCGTGCAACTCAAGGACTCGTTCTGCGACTTCGACCTTTTCTTGGTTTAGAGTCTTTCGGCTCTTCCAGTTCCAGAACTTCTTGTTCTTCATTCGCTTTCTCCTCTCCGTCCGATGTATCCGGGCTTGCAGCAAAGATACCTGCATCTTCAAGCTTGGTCATGTTGCCGTTGATAAGATAAAGGTCACCACCTAGTTCGGCAGGAATCCTGTCGAGATTCTCAAGTTCCCTTATGTCATTGGCAGACATCCAGCCATTCTGCCTTGCAGTGGCATAACCGTTCATACGGCTCTGATAGTCACCACGAAGAAGTCCGTCTACATTAAACTTGATAAAATAATTCTGTTTTTCCTCTGCTGTTAACAGAGAACGAGCCATATTCTGCTCCCACCTTGAAACCCAAGGGTCAAGAGTGTATTTCACAAATTCAAGTGACTGCTGCTCAATATTAGAAAAGCTCGATTTCTCAAGGTCACCGACCATGTGGGGCGGTACTCTGAAAATTCGAGCAATCTCGTCTATCTGAAATTTTCTTGTTTCTAAAAACTGTGCTTCATTTGGAGAAATGGAAATCGGTGTGTACTTCATCCCTTCTTCCAGAACAGCAACCTTATGTGAATTTGCACTTCCACCAAAAGTCTGTGACCAGCTATCCCTGACTTTTGATGGGTCTTTAAGAGTTCCGGGATGTTCAAGAACACCACTCGGTGCAGCTCCATTGGCATAGAACTTACTTCCATACTCTTCGGCTGCGATAGCAAGACCGATAGCATTCTTGGCCATAGCAATTGGCGAGTAGCCGACCAGACCGTCAAAACCAAGTCCCGGTATATGCATTACTTCATCGGGAGCAAGTTTTACCGATGAACCTTTATTGGTAGGTGCATCATCTTGACTCACTTGATATTCGTAATAAAGATGACCTCTTTCATTTCGGTCAACCCTCATACGGTTAGGCATCAAAGGATAAAGAGCAATAATCTCACCCTTACCATTTCTAATAATCTGTGCGTAGGCATTGCCCCAAAGGAGCAAATGTGTCATAAGCGTTTCCCGAAACACAAAGCTTGTCATTTCAGGGTTTGGCTCATCATGTAGCAATATATAAAGTGGATGCTCTGTAGCTTTTACCTTACTTCCGTTCTCATCATATTTATAAAAATGTAATGGCAGGCTTGCCACCGCTTCTGACAAGATACGGACACAACTGTAAACGGCGGTCATCTGCATGGCAGAGCGTTCATTTACATTTTTGCCGGATGTACTTGTACCGAGGAAAAATCGGTAAGAACTGCCTGCCGTACTGTTTTCGGGCTTATCTCTCACCTTGAATATGCCGGATAAGATACCCATAAAAAATCACTTCCTTCTTGATAAATGGCATAATAAAAGCACCTCTGAAGAGATGCTTTCTCGATTTACTATTTCATTTGTTACATATTATCTCGGATTTCTTCCGTTACATCTGCAAGTGTTCCACGAAGAGAACTTCCCGTGTTGCAGTTTTTTTCCATTAATTCCTTCCAAAGTGGGTCATTCTCAGGAATTTCAGAAAACCAAACAGAATAATCATCCTCACCGTGTTTTTCCAATATAGTAATCACTGAATTCACTCCTTTCAGCTGTCTCCTTTTGTTTTTACCATAATAGCATTTTTTTCTGCAGCTATCAAGTTAAGTATAAGAATATAGAGCACAGTTTCATATCAAAAAACAAGCAGTCCCCTTGTGTCATATACACTTTCGCCTGCATCATTTCCACAGCGGATTGCTCTGTCCAGTGCCATAATCGTTGCCACAGCACCGTCTATCTTTTCCGTTGATTTTTCCTTATCTGCCTTGATGTTTTGCGCCAGGGTTGTCGTTGCCGTAACCTTCCAACAGGTTGATGACACCCCAGATACCAAGACCAGCGCCCAGAGCGATAACGAGAGTCTGAAGAACGGTAATTGCCTGTTCAAAAAATGCCATATAGTTTGTTAGCCGGAATCTGATTAAAAAATAGGTTTGTCATGTTT